CACCAATACCTGCTGGATCAAGTCTACAAGTTCTTGATGGTGGTGCTAAGATTGTCATGGTTAGTGGTGATGCGTTAAAGGTTAAGAGTAATACAGCAAGTTCTGCTGATGTATGGGTGTCAGTTGTAGACACAATTAGTGAATAGGAGTAAGTCATGCCTTTGATAGGTAACGATATATCACCAGCTTTTGAGAGCTTACCAACAAGACAAGAGTTTAGTGGTGATGGTAGTACAACAACATTCACATTAAATCAAACTGTAAGTTCAGAACAAGATATTGTTGTATCTGTAGATGGTGTGGTGCAAGAACCAACTGGATCTTATACAGTACCAGATGGAACAACTTTAACCTTTACTGCTGCACCAAGCAATAACTCTGGTAATAATATCTTTGTTATGTTCTTTGGCAGAACTTTTGGAACAATTACTCCAACCGCAGAGAATAAAGGTAACTTTAAAGCAGGTGGTATATTTAGAACGAATGCACAAAGTTTAACTTCTGATGTTACTATACTTGCCACAGAGAACGCACAGGTTACAGGTCCACTAACAGTTGCATCTGGCGTAACTCTTACAGTTGAAAATGGCGGAAGGTTGGTGACTTCGTGAGTACAATTAAAGTAGATACAGTACAAAGCACAGGTGGTGGTGCAGTAACACTTACTAAGCAAGAAGCAGCAAAAATACTTATTTCCTACAAAGGAGATGGAAGTGCCCTTGATGCCGAATCTTTTAATATTACATCTTTAACAGACAATGCCAATGGAGATGATTCTGTAGCACATACAAGCAATATGAATACAGTAAATTATATATTTGCAGGGAGTCATTTTTATACATTAGGCTCGGCTGGTGGTGGAACTTATACTTTAAACACAAAAGAAGACACAACAAGGAGTAATGGTTATAGGTCTACTTCTAGTCAAAGATTGCAACACGCATATACAAATGCTTCTTCTCATTTTGTAATTGGAGATTACGGAAGTACAAGTGGTGAATGTACAGCAGTATGTTTTGGAGACCTAGCATGAGTACCATTAAGACAAACACTTTAACAGGTACAACTTCAGCAGGTAGCATTGTTGTTACAGGAGAGGGCGGTTCTACCACAACGAACTTACAACAAGGGTTAGCTAAATGTTGGACACGCACAAGTGGGGATGGCACAAGTTTACTAGATTCTTTAAATTGTAGTTCAATAGATGACAGGTCAACAGGTCAATTAGATGTAAATTTTACTAATTCAATGGCTTCCGTAAATTTTTATATATCTCTTACAATACAACAAGAGAGTGGAGGTCTTAATTTTATCCTATCGTCAACAAATGCCACAACTACTGCACAATTTGCTTTTGGAACAACAAATACCTCTGTTGCATATCAAGACCATGCAATGGGGTCATCAGTACACGGAGACCTAGCATAATGGCAAACGGAACAATAGCATTTGATACATTAACAACATCTGACACAGTTAATACTGGTACAGAGAAGTCTATTGATACAAGTTATTTATTTAATGGTGTAAATAAAGTTTGGTTTACATTAGGCATGGATGCAGTTCAAGACGATAGTTTTAATTGTAGCTCTGTAGATGATGATGGAACTGGAGATTTTGGTATACATTTTACAAACGCTTTGAGTAATGCACTGTACTCATCAGGCGTTGCAGTAACAGTAGATGGCTTAAATCCACGAGGAATGGTTCAAAGCCCTAGTAAAGCAGCAAGTGCTGTAGAAGTAAGAATGATGAGCATGAATGATGGAAGTAATACAGAAAGTAATATCACACATACAGAAATGCAAATTTGTGGAGATTTAGCATGACAATAAAAACACCAAAGTTTCAAGGCACACATTTATGGGATAGATTGTGTTGGGCAAAAGAAAACTTAGAAGGCAAACAATCAGACTATCGAATTGTATGGGAAGATCCAGACACAGATGAATGTGCAAAAGTTACTGTGCCAGATCCAAACTGGATGGCTTGTGCATTACAAGGCGGTATACTGCCGCCAGTAGAGGTTTACTGGTTACTAGCAGAAGATGAAGCCAAGCCAGATTTTAAAAAACATACAAGAGGTTATCTATTGCACAATACCAAGCCTATTGGTAAAATGACGGAAGAACAAGCAATAGAGTATTTAATTATGAAAGACATACCACAAAGAGTGTGGAGAGATTATGAAAAAGCTAATCGACAGAGATTAGTGATTTGTAAAAAGAATCAACTGCCAAGTACACGAATATGGCGTAATGCTTGGAAGATTGATAATGAAGCAGCATAAGGAGCAAAAATGACAACCAAAACATTTATAATGGATAAAGACGGAGCAACTGTAGACGCTTCTACTGTGACTGTTCCTTCTGATAGACACTTTAGAGGTGCTTGGAAACTTGATGGTAAAGTTATATCTGAAGACATAACTGAAGCGAAAAAGATTTTTCAAGATAAAATCAGAGAGGTAAGAAAGCCACTATTAGAAGCAGAAGACGTTGTATACATGAAAGCATTAGAAGCAGATGATGCAAGTGCAAAGACTGCAAGTGTAAATAAAAAGAAAGCACTAAGAGATGCACCAGCGGCAAGTGCTATATCTGATGCAGACACAATCGCAAAGCTAAAGGCAGCTTGGGATACATCTGTATTAGGCGATAGTCCATACGCATAAGGAGCAGTAATGGCATTAACTAAAGTTGAAGCTGATGGAATTAATCTAGCAGACACCTTTGCTTTTACTGGTTCTGTTAGTGGAGCAGGTCAATTAGTTTCTTTAGCAAATGACACTACAGGTGCAACTACTTCTGCTTTAGAAATAGATTTGTCAACTAGCACAGATTATGCTTATCAAATGTTAGTTTTAAGAGGTTTTGCCAGTTCTTCAGCCGCAGATATGTATATGCAATTAAGAAAAGATAGCAATGATACTTACCTTACAGATAGCTATTTAAGTATTATTGGAAGCCATATTATGACAAGTAGTAGTGCTTCTTCTAGTCAAAATGGATTATGGAATGGTTCTTATTTTAGGATGGTGCATAATAATGTAAGCACAGATACAACTCATCAACTCAATGATATGAAAATATATTTTTTTAACACTGCTACTGACAAAAAGGCTGTAGTAGGAGCAGATAGATTTGGGCAAAACGCAAGTGGCGTTATAAAAGAACAGATGGCAGGAAAAAGTGGTTATGCAGATGTTAATGATAGATTTAAATTATATATGGCAAGTGGTAATTTAGTATATGATGAATATACTTTATATGGAATTAAGAAAGCATAGCTATGTCTAGATATAGAATAGTAAATGGTAAAAAAATTCAGTTTACAGCAGAAGAAGAAAAATTAAGAGATGTTGAAGAAAAAGCTTGGGCTGATGGAGAGTTAGATCGTAATTTAAATGAATTAAGAGATTTGAGAAATAACTTATTAAAAGAAACTGACTATCTAGGTTTATCTGATTTAACTATGAGTTCTTCTTTTAAAACTTATAGACAATCATTAAGAGATATAACGAAAGATTTAGATACTGTAGATAAGGTGCAAGATAAAATGAAACAAGATACTGATGGGAAATATGTAAATTTTCCAACAAAGCCAACGAGTTAATTTATGCCATACATAGGAAGATCGCAAAATTTTGGAGTAAGAAGTAGATTTCAGTATCAAGCTTCAGCTAATCAAACTAGCTTTAGTGGATCAGATGCTAACTCTTTAACTCTAAGTTATAATGACTCAAGGTACATGGATGTTTATCAGAATGGTGTGTTGCTTGTGCCGGGAACAGATTATGCTGCAACTACTGGAACAACAGTAGTGTTAGTGACTGGAGCAAGTGCAAATGATATTGTAGAAATGGTTGTCTATGATGTTTTTTCTGTTGCTAACTCATATACAAAGAATGAGTCAGATACAAGATATCCTTTTAAAGGTAACAATAGTATAATTAGATTGAACGGACAGACCATTAGTGCAGACATAACTATAGACGCAGATGAAAATGGTGTGTCAGCAGGTCCTATTACACAGTCAGCAACAGTCACTGTTAATGGTTATTGGAGTATTGTATGACAAGCCAACTCAACGTAGATACTATAAAAGGCAAGACAGCAGAAACATCTATAACTATTCAAGGTGAGGGTTCTGCTACGACTAATTTACAAAATGGATTAGCTAAAGTTAGATGCAGGTCTAATCAAAGAAATGCTCAATATGCAATAATAGAAAGTTTTAATACTAGTAGTATAACAGATGAAAGTGGCGTTGGTCAGTCTACTATGGCTTTTACCAACAGTTTTGCAAATGCTACTTTTTCTTATACAGGTTCTTGTGGAGATGAAGGAATAGGTGCAACCAATAATGGTGCAGTTTTGCGTCTTGAAGATAATGCACAGACTACAGGTACAAGTGGAAACGTGGAAACTCTTAGCATGAGTACAAATATTTCAGTAGATACTCCTATAGTAAATTACATAGCGTTTGGAGACTTAGCATAATGGCAAGTATACTAAAAGTAGATAGCATAGGGAAGACATCTGGTAGCACACAAGATACTATGGCTGGGTTAGCAAAGATTTTAGCAAGTCTTGATACAACAGGAACAGCAGAAATTGATAACTCTTTTAATCTTGCTAGTATAACAGACAATGGAACTGGAGATTTTACATTAACTTTTACAAATGATTTGAGTAGTGCCTTTTCTTTTTGTTCTTTTATGTGTGCGGCTAATTTAAGTTTTGATGATGAAGGCTCAGCTCATGTAATATCAAGAGCAACGGGTACACATAGATTTGGTGTAACTGATATACATAATTCAGCAGATGCTTTTGATTATGACCCTGTAATGTTCACAATACACGGAGACCTTGCGTAATGGCTAGTGAATTAAGAGTAAATACATTAAAAGATGCGAATGGTAATAATAGTATTGCTACGAGTATTGTAGCAGGTGGTAGTGCTAAAGCATGGGTTAACTTTGATGGGAGTGCTACTGATGCTGCTGCGAGAACAAATGGAAGTTTTGGCTTAAGTTCAATGTCAGATAGAGGCACAGGTTTAGCGACAATGAATTTATCAGTTACTATGGCTAATTCAAATTATGCAGGAACCACTTCTTGTATGGGTACTAATGCTGATGATGATGGCAGAAATTATATTGCAGTTGCTATGCCAAAAGATGAAAACGAAGTTTATGTTAATCAGTTTACCACAAGTGGTTCAGCAGCAGATGCAGGATATGTCGCTGTTCATATTATGGGAGACTTAGCATGAGTAAAGCAGCAGATTTAGCAAAGTTTATAGGTAATAATGAGCAGAACATGAAGTTGCTTTTAGACGCAACTATATCAAGCGCAGTATCAGAATATGACATAGGCTCTACTTACATAAATTCTACTTATGATACATACAAAGTTATTGGCAGACTTGCGTTAGCCACAGACAATGAAAACATATTTATGAGATTTTTTTCAGGCGGTTCTATTTTAGATGGAAGTGTTTATGGAAGAGAAGCTGCATCAACAGGAAGTTCAACGTATGATGGCTCTAATTCTACCTCAATACTTGCTTTACCAAATGGTTTTAACATTGGTAGTGCAAGTGGAGAGGGAGCAACTTTTGAATTTCTTATACAAAATGTAAATGGAACTACTCAACCTGCTTGTGTAAATGGACAAAGTGCTGTTTTTAATAGTTCAGCTAATCATATTGGTGCAATTTTTTCTGGAAGCTTAATACCTGCTCAAGCAAGTACAGTTGTTAATGGATTAAGATTTGTTCCTTCTAGTGGTAATATTGCTACTGGTAATATAAAACTATATGGAATAAATTAAATGTTAGGGTTTAATGCTTTTGCAGTACAGCCTTTTGCGGCTGTTAGTTCTGTCTTTTTCGGTACTTCCACTCAAAGTTTTAATTTTACAGAAACTTCTGCTGCTATAAAAATAGGTGTAAGTTCTGCTGAGATGTCTGGCATTGCTTCTAAGCAATCTGTTGGTGTGGGTATACTTGCAGGTATTGCAGATATAAGTGGTAACTTTGTTAATGATACAGCTGCCATAAAGATTGCAGCAGGAACTTCTGCGATAGAGTTTTTATCAGATAATACACAAACTTCTGTAGCTGAAAGAATTAGACTAGCTTCAGCAGAGCAAAATGCAATATTTACAAAGACTACTGATGGAATAAAGATAGCTATTACTTCTGCCGATATTAGTTTTAACAACACACAAACCACTGTAGGTAACGCAACATTTTCTGGTGATGCAGATATTAGTTTCACTAATACACAAACAACAGATGGCATTAAGATAGCTGTAAGTTCTTCTGATATTAGTGGAGACTTTACGAAGACAACGGATGGTATTAAGATAGCAATAACCTCTGCTGACATGAGTGGTATTTCATCTAAAACTGCGGTCGGTGTTGGAATACTGGCAGGTGTTGCTGACATAAGTGGTGATTTTACAAAGACTACTGATGCCATTAAAATAGCTGTAGGTACAAGTGACCAAAGTGCAGAGTTTACGGAAACAAGTGTTGGAACAAAAATAGCAATTTCTTCTGCTGAAGTATCAAGCGATTTTACAGAAACTTCTATTGGCGTAAGACTGAGATTAGGTGTAAGTGAGCAAAGTGGAGAGTTTACACAAACAGCAAATAGTATTAAGATAGCAGTAGGAATATCTAGCCAAGAGTTAGCTTTCTTAAAGTCAACTTTAGGTGAATTGTTATTTGAAGATATAATAGCAAGTGAAGGTGGAGTTGAAGCGTATGTAACAATAACTCCAAGCGGTACGGAAACATGGACAGAGATAACGCCAACTGGTGCAGAAACTTATACAGAAATAAATTAAAGAGGAATATATGCCAAGTTCTTACACAGCAAATTTAGGAGTAGAAAAAATAGGTTCTGGCGAACAAGCTGGAACTTGGGGAACAACAACTAATTTAAACTTTGATATTATAGATAGGGCCATTAATGGCGTTCAAGCTATAAGTTTATCTGGAACAACAACCACATTAACCACAACGAATGGAGTTTTGTCTGAGGGTGGTGCTAAAGTTTTAGTGTTAGGTGGATCACCATCTGGAGAAAATACAATTACAATAGATCCAAATAGTCAAGATAAAGTTTATTTTGTGCATAATAACACAAATCAAACTGCAACCTTTACGCAAGGATCTGGTGGAAATGCATCTATACCAGCTGGGGCAAAAGGGATTATATTTGCAGATGGCGCAGGTTCTGGTGCTAAGGTAACTGATTTATTAGATGGATTTAGTTTTGGTGGAACAAAAGTAAACTCTACAGCAGCAGAGTTAAATATAGTTGATGGCGGAACTTCAGCAACCTCAACAACAATAGTTGATGCAGATAGACTTATTGTAAATGATGATGGAACAATGGTTCAAGCTGCTGTAACTGATTTACGCACTTATGTAAATGCAAATCTTGTTACAGTTCCAAGCGCTATAACAGCTGCTACACATACATTAACACCTGCATCAGCACAATCAATTTATCAAAAGGTAGACACCTCTAGTAATAATGTTGCTTTAACTTTAGCCATTGGAAGTTTAGCTATAGGACAGTATATTATCGTAGATAAAACTAGTTCTTCCAATACTTTAACTATAAGTTATCCATCAAACTCTCAAGGGGTAAGTCTTGGAAACTCGGCTTCTTTTGCAATAGCAATAAATCAGAATGGTACTATATTTACTTTTGTAGAGACTATTAAATATTAGGTGAGGCATGGCAATACCTTTAATTTCTAACGTAGGTTTCACAGAGATAACTCAATCTTTAGTTGACAGTAATTCAGGTGTTTTAAATGATATAGCTGGTACAGCAAAATCAAAACTTCCTCTTCAATATTTTAAACTAGGTGAAAATATTAGTGGTCACTTAACTATGAATAATGATTCTGCTCATAAAAAAATTATATTAGATACAGATGGTAAAACATTATTAAACTCAACTGGTTCTCCTTTAGTACAAAACTCAAGCATTGCTTTGGAATTAAAAGGCTCTGGTAATGTGCAGTCAACATTAAAGACTTCTACTTTAACTCAATCAGACGCTACTCATACAGGGACTACTAATTTTTCTAGTTCTGATAATTCTACTATAGCTGTTTCAAATGTTGGGACAGATTTAACAGTAGAAAAATATGTGGATGTGTCTCCTAATTATCGTTATAATGGATCTACAATAGACGGTAATGGTGTAACTACTGTTGGTGGTAGCACTCCTAATGCTGCCAATATATTTGGCGGCGGATATAGTGGAGCTAGTACAAATTATGGAATGAATGTTACTGATGGAACACAAGCGTTTCAATTTGTTGGGGACACAAGCACAAGCACTACCACATCACCTGCAAGTGGAGGCTATAAGCTCTATGTGGCAACAATACAACCTAATACAGTAAGTTCATTGCGTATGGATGAATATTCTAATTATAATGGAAGCATAGGAATATATAATAGTTTAGTAGGAGGTACTGTTGGAGGTCATAATAGATATTCAGGAGAGACTAATCATACTTTAATATTTTCAGGAACAAGAAGACTATGGTTTAGATATGTAAGATCTGGTAATGATAGATCTTTTGTTTTTACAAATAATTTAAATATTGCTTGTGTGTTAAGTGGTGCTGATCCGTTTGACGGAGTTACTGTAAACTCTGGAGCAACTGCAACTTCAACAGCATCAAACTCAACTGACGGCACTTACAATATAACAATGACAATTTCTGGTAATGATGGCAATAGTCATCCGTATGCTTTAGCTAAATTTAATAATGGAACAGGAACAGTTGACCTTACAACACAAGGGTATACTGGAACCCGTTCCTCAGATGGAGCAATAGATTAATGGCATTTACAGCATTAAAATTTAAACCCGGAATTAATAGAGATATAACTTCTTTAAGTAATGAAAATGGGTATGTTGACGGAGATAAAATTAGATTTAGAAATGGATATCCAGAAAAATTAGGTGGGTGGTCTAAATATAGTTCCAGCACATATCAAGGGTCAGCTAGAAGACTGCATAATTGGGTTGCATTAGATGGATCTGATTTTTTAGGTATTGGAAGTCATTTAAAATATTATATTGAAGAAGGTCAGCAGTTTAATGATATCACTCCTATCAGAAGTACCACAGGTGCTGGAGAGGTAACTTTTTCTGCAACAACTGACTCTAACATAGTAGCAGTAACAGATGCAGGGCATAGTGCGATTGCAAATGATTTTGTAACTTTTTCTGGTGCTTCAAGTTTAGGTGGCAATGTAACAGCATCAATATTAAATGCAGAACATCAAATAACAAGATTTGTTTCTTCTAGTCAATATGAAATTACTTTAAGTGTAACAGCTAATTCGTCTGATACTGGTAATGGATCTTTTACAGATGCTACAGTGGATACAACTAATGGAGATGCTACAGTTACTATGGACTCAACCTCAACATTGATTGCAGGGGGAACTATAAGTGGAACTGGTATACCTTCTGGTACAACTATAGCGTCTATTACAGACGGAACAACTTTTGAAATGAGCGCGAATGCGTCTGCGTCTAATTCAAACATAACTGCTACAATTAATGTTACTAGTGCGGTTTATCAAATAAATACAGGATTAGATAATACAGTAGGTGGAACTGGTTTTGGTGCAGGTCAATATGGAGGAACTACAAGCGGAGCTTTATCAACAACAATTAATGAAGGTGGAACATTTACTAATTCAGATACAACTCTTACAGTTACAAGTGGCACAGGTATATCTAATAGTGATTTTATTTTAATAGAAGAAGAAATATTAAAAGTTACTAATGTTTCAACAAATGACCTTACAGTTACAAGAGCGCAAGAAGGAACAGCAGCATCAACTCATGCAGATGGAACAACTGTATTTTTAATAGTTGGAAATGCATCGTCTGCTGATGATTTTGTTGGTTGGGGTGATGCTGCTAGTGTTACAGTTGCTGGAGCTCAAATAAGAACATGGTCACATGATAATTTTGGAGAAGATTT